ACGAACTTGGCCAGAGAGGCGAGAAGACCGTCACGGTCTACCGTCCTGAGGAAGAGGTGTTCTCCAAGGCGACCATGGCGTCGTTCGAGGGGATGCCTGTGACCAACGATCATCCGGACACCGAGGAAGGCGTCACGGTTGACAATGTCCAGTATCTCGGCAAGGGACACTGCCAGAACGTTCGCCGCGGAACCGGCAAGGATAAAGACCTGCTTATTGCGGACCTCGTTATCACTGACGAGGCCACAATTAAGGATGTCCTCGACGGAAAGCGCGAAATCTCGTGCGGCTACAACTATGAGCTTCACGAGGAAGACGGGAAGATGGTTCAACGTGAGATTCGCGGAAACCACATCGCCATTGTGGACAAAGGGCGAGCCGGACACCGCGTATCTATAAAAGACTCTGCCCCAAACAATGAAAGGAGTACAAAAAGAATGAGCAAACCTTCTAATGGTCGCGTAGGCATTCTGGCGAAGATGCTCGCCACCTTTGCCCGGGATGAAGACACGACTCCGGATGAACTCGAACAGGCCGTAGACGCCGTCGAGGAAATTACTTCCGAAGAAATTGTTCCCCCGGACCCCGAAAAGGTCACCGACGAGGACCCGATGGCCGCTATCATGGCTCGTCTGGACGCTCTGGAGAAGAAAGTCGGAACCGACGAAGAGCCCGAGGACGATCCTCTGGCCCGTCTGGAACAGGACCTCGACGAACTCGAAGGCGGCGCCCCTGAGGCTGTTGCCGAAGAGAAGGAAGTCGTTGTTCCTGATGAAGACCCCGAGGAGCCTGCTTCCCAGTTTGTTCCCCCGGAAGACATCAACGGAGAGGATGCCGATGAGGAACTCTTTGCTGAGACCGAAGAGGAAGAACCCATGGAAGACTGCGGTCCCGGTAAGGACTGCGGCCCCGGCAAAAAGGCTACCGACTCTGCTCGTGTCGCCCTGAATGCTATTAAGCCCGTCATTGCCTCCCTGCCTCCGGCACAGCGCAAGGCGGCCGCGGACAAGGCTGTTGCCGCTATCCGTAAGAGCTATGGCCTGAACGGCAAACCCGTCCGGAACGGCTACACCGCCCTGATGCGGCGTAAGGCCTCTGACGCCAAGAAATCCGACCCGGCCAAGATCGGAGAGTCCATCATGGCCAAGCGGAATCCCCACTACAAGAATAAGTAAGGAGTGAAGAAAAATGGCAGGAAAAGTTCTTCTCTGGGCTGAGAATGGCTATCCGGGTACTGTTTCCCGGTCCATCGATGACATCATCGAGTCCATTGCGAGCGGCGAAAGCTCTGACGCTATCGCGTTCGGCGCCCCCGTGGCTCTGGTGCAGAGCAACGGCAAGGCTACAGTTAAAAACGTGACCGCCGACAACTCTTCCGCGATCATCGGTATTGCTGTGCGGACGATCAAAACCGAAGAGACCTACGGCGGCGGCGACCCGGTTTACAAGGCCAAGGAAATGGTTGACGTGCTGAAGCGCGGCTCCATCGCTGTCGAAGTTTCCAATGGTTCCCCTGTTGCGGGCGGAACGGTACACATCGTGAAGGCGACCGGCGCTATCCGGACCTCCGCGGACTCCTCCAACACCGTCGAAATGACCGGTTGGAAGTTCAAGGGCCCGAAGGATGCCAATGGCGTTGCTGAAATCGTCCTCACCGAGCGGAAGTATTAAGAAGGAGAGTGACGAGAAATGAGCAAAATCGCAAATCTGCGCTCCAATGACCGTTATGCGGCCGATGCTCTGGCGTTCCTCGAGAAACAGCTCGAGAAATGCGACCCCAAGATTCTGGAGCCTCTGGAGTCTACCCTGTGGCCCCGTGACATGCCCGTCAAGACCGGCGGCGGCTTCATCGAGAATGTTGCCACTGTTGCTGTGTCCTATGCCTCTACCGGCCGCGATGAGGACGCTCTGCTGTTCAACACCGCTAACGACATCCCTGTGATGCAGGCCGACTACGACAAGGACATCAAGCGGGTCTTCAACTGGGCCCAGTACATGTCTGTGTCCTACATCGAGAAGGAGAAGTTCAAGAACATCTCCCTGAACATGGAAGAGACCCTGAACAAAGGCATTCACCTCGCGTTCGACCATTTCTGCGACCTGAATGTATATAAGGGATTCGCCAAGGTCAATTCCACCGGTCTGATCAACAACGCTTCCATCACCCGTGTTACTGCGGCTCCTCATACCGCGGACAGCACCGATACCCAGTGGGAGTATAAGACCGCTGACGAAATCCTCGCGGACATCAACGACAACCTGACTGCTGTGTGGAAGGCGAACGACATGGCCGAAGACGCCCTGCCGAACCAGATTCTTCTGCCGATCAAGCAGTTCGGCGACCTCGTTACCCGTAAGGTCGGCGTCACCGGTGATAAGTCCATCCTGACTTACATCGAGGAGAACAACATCGTCGTGAAGCAGAAGAAGGACCTCGAGATTCTCCCCTGCAAGTTCTGCGATGGCGCCGGTACCGACAGCACCGACCGCATGGTCATCTACACCAACAAGGTGGACAAGATTCGGTTCCATCAGACCGCTCCTCTGAAGCGCCTGCCCGTGGAAATCCGTGACCTCTCTTTCCGGACTCCCTACGTTGCTCAGGTGTCTGAGGTCGAGTTCTGCTACCCGACCCTCGTCCGCTACGTAGACGGTATCTAATGAGTGTGGAGGGCCCTCCGGGGCCCTCCCTCTTATGAGAGGAGGACAAAATGAACAAGATTCTTATCATCTGCTACGTATGCGCGGAGTTCTTCCTGAACGGGGAGCGGTTCGCCATTAAGCCCGGACAGCTTGGCACCTTCATCGAAGCTCCTGCGTGGATTAAGAACACGGTCATGTTCAAATGGCTCGTGAACGATGGTTCCCTGAAGGTCTCCAACGAACACATCACCAAGAAGCAGGGCGAAAATGACCCCATGAAGGGCATGAGCGCCGAAGGCAAAAAGAAAGAGATCACTGAAGCTACAGAAAAGAAAGTGATCGAAGAACAGAAAGCCCCGGAAGAACCCAAGGCAGAAGAACCCGCTGAAACGAAGGCAGAAGAACCTGCTGAAACGAAGGCAGAAGAGCCTGCCGCGAAGCCCAAGAAGGGGAGCTCCAAGAAACCCAAGGCAGATGATGCCAAGTGACGAAGGAAATCTTCTTAGCGTTCTATCCCCAGTTTTCGTCCATTCCGTCTGTTGTTATTGATGAATATACAAATCAATCCAACGCGAGGTTCGAAGACTTTCTGGACTCCGCAGAAGAAGCCAGACGACTCTACATCGCTCACAAGTTGACACTCTGGGCACAGACGTTTGTCCCTGCTCCGAGTGGTACTGAAAACCCGGCCGTTGTCATGTCAAGGTTGTCCGGAGCAGGCGTCTCCGCTCAGGCGCTTTCCAAGAGCGTCGGAGGCGTGAGCGTCTCCAAATCGGAAGGAAGCGCGACGTCCGGTCTTTCCGGTTGGGCCGAGTGGAAGCAGACCGAGTTTGGCCTGCAACTGATCGGGCTCGCCAAAATCGCCTACGCAGGCGGCCGATATATTCCCTAAGGAGTGATGCTTGTGGGTATTCTGAAGACGGCAGGAAAGTTCATCGCCGCGGAGTACACAGAAAACGCGCAACTCATCTGGAACCTGATTCAGGGATGGAAGTTTTTTCTGGAGAACGAGGTTGTTGTTGGGATCACCGAGGAGACAAACGTAGGCCGCGAGAATGGAATGACGAACGCGAGCCTGCTTTACCTCCATGAAAACGGCGTCCCTTCCCACAACATTCCTCCGCGCCCCGTATTGATTCCGGCTGTCAATCAGGACGGAGTCCGGGAGCAGATCGAAACCCTCATGTTGGACGCGGCCCAAGCCGCTCTGGCTGACGGAGACAGGAAAACGGCTGAAGCGAATTTTGAGAAGGCAGGCATGTTGGGCAGAGATGCTTGCAAGAACTATATCGCTGACGGCGGAAACCTTGCTCCGAATGCTCCGAGCACTATCGCCAGAAAGATGGCCAAAGGCAAAAACGGCCGTGGTAAACCGGTGCCTCTTATTGACACCGCGTCCATGTTTAACTCAATCACTTACGCCGTAAGGAAGAAGAGGTGATGTTATGAATATGCCGGATGTCACTGCCATTCTGGACGACCCGGAGGTAGGCGGTGGAATATCGTTTCAGGTGGAACGGAATGTTTCAGTCAGAAGCAGGACGGGATACACCAAAACGCCGACGATTTATAACGCGACTGGTAACATTCAGCCTCAGGAAGACAGCAATCAGACGTCCACATCTGAAGACCTTCTGAATGAGAGCATTGTTGTTTACTCGACCTTCTTTTTCCAGACCGGCTCCAACGAGGTTGACTCCATCACGGAAGCTGACATCATCCTGTTTGACGGCCACAGATGGCGCGTTACACGGGTTGACGACTGGTCCAAATGGGGATACTCGCGAGCTTATGCCACAAGGGTCCGGGACGTCGTGAAGGCGTCCGAGACCGTAGAGGGGTGATTTTATGGGATGGTATGAGGCAGTTGGAGCGGGAATCTACGAAGCCCTTTGCGCGGCGTTCGATCTCGACCCTGACGGAGCAGGCCTGAAGAGGTTTGTTCCTGCCTACATCGAGGACGTGGTCACTCCTCAGGCCCCGCGGAACATCGACGTGACCTATTACAACGTCGAAAAGTTCACCGGAAACTCTGGCCTGAACTATCAACAGGCCAGACAAATCACAAAAAACGGTCTCACAAAAACACAACTCGAGAAATCCGTTCCGGCGAGCGTTCTGATCACTTTTTACGGTCCGAACGCAGACGACGATTCGGAAAAATTCTGGAGTATGTTTCTATGGGACGGCGGCAATGGAAGCCCCCGGGCGATACTCAGGAAACACGGGATCGTACCGATTGGGAAAGAACTTGACCGACCGCAACCCATTTTCGAAGTCGAGGGTACCTATCAAAGACGAAGGTCCGACCTTAGGATTAACCTCGCATACCTCGAAACCACCGAGCACGAGAGCTCCGAAGTCACTACCCCGCCTGAGGTTGTGCTTCAAATAAACGAAGAAAGGAAGAATTTGTCAGATGCTTAACATCGATCCCATTGTTCGGGTAGACGTTCGCGTCGGCACGACTATGGCCGCCTCCGGGGTGTTTGACCGTGGAGCAATCCTCGGGTCCACTCCTGTTGTAGGTCATTTCGACTCCGATAACCGGTTTGTCGAATATACGAGTCTGGCTGAAATGGTCGCAGACGGTTTCCTGACCACATCCGAAGAGTACAAGGCCGCCGCTAAGTATTTCGGCGTTTCCCCGGCTCCCAACAGACTGGTCATGGTTTACTATTACGCGAACCCGTGGCAGGCAGATCAGGCCGGTCCTTACAACGAAGAGTCCACCTATAATGTCGGCGACTACTGCAAACACACCGATGACAACGTGACCAAGACCTATGTTTGCAACACCGCCTCTACCACCGGCACTTGGGACGACTCCAAATGGGACGAACTCCCCGAGAACGAGTCTCCCGCGTCCGCTCTCATGGACGCAATCGATCAGGGCGCCGAGTTCTACGCTGTGTACTACATCCCCAAGGACGGCGAGGCCTCCGCGAAGATCATGCAGTACATCGCGAACATCGCGAGCAATCTGGATGGCCTGAACAAAGGCGTTGTGTTCTACGGGTTCGTCGGCGAAGTGGCCACTGCCATTTCTGCTGAAGGCCTGTTCGGCGGCCTGATGGAAGCCGGTGCCAAGAGGGCTATTGGCCTGTACTGCACCGAAGAAATCAGCGACGCCGCCGGTCTGATGGGCGAGGCCATGGGCCTTTCCCGGTCCAACCCCGACACCGCGTTCGCGCTGTGCTTCAAGACGGTCGGCACCGCTACTGCCAACGACATCACTCAGGCTCAGGTCGAAGCCATTAAGGCTGTGAACGGCAATGTGTATGTCCAGAGAACCAAGACTCGGGCGTTTGTCGAAACCGGCTCCGGCGCGACCGGGATGAGGTTTGACGAAATCCTGTTCGTCGACCGGATGTCCTACGAGATTCAGCAGGCCGTTTACGACGTCATCGCAAACAGCACCGCGAAACTCCCCCAGAAGGACTCTACTTCCGCGATTTTCCTGAACACCATCAGCACTATTCTCGAGAAATACTACGACATGCAGGTTCTCGATACCGCTGTTTGGCGCGGCGCGGCTATCGACGGTTTCGTCGAGCCGGGTGACTATGTCGAGCATGGTCATGCGGAGTACGCGGAATCCTATGACAACCAGAGCGAACAGGACCGGCTCATGCACAAAGCTATGCCGATCACTGTCCTGCTGTGCCTGACCGGCTCCGTGGAGTCTATCGTGATTACGGTAGACGTCCAGACCTAAGGAGGTGTAAATAAATGGCACAGAAGATGAAGAAATTCGCTACCTATTCCCTTGCCGATATTGTGACCAATATCGAGCACCCGAACGTCGGCTCCTGCGTCCTGTCTGACGTGGGCGGCGGCCGGATCACTATCTCCCACGGAGGCGACATCGCCTCCATCACCAAGACAGCAACCGGCTATCCCGTGATCAATAAGATTCGGGTAAAGGACGGCGCTATCTCCATGGAGATTCCGGCAAACTCCGGTGCGGACGATTTCCTCCGGAAACTGATCAATTATGTCATCGGCGCCAAGACCTCCGAGTTCGCCCTGACCACTATGGTTCTTGTGGACCCGGCCGGGAACCACACCTACAATTTCTTCGGTGTTGTTCCCCAGAGGAAGCCCGACGAAAACTTCGATCAGGTGTCCGGTAATCGCCAGTACAACCTGCTGTTTGCAGAGATGACCGAGAAGTAATACTACCACACCCTCCCGCTCCGGCGGGAGGGTGGTTTTTATGAGGAGGATTAAAATGCGGGAAACAGAGAAAACCGTCGTTCATACCATCGACGACGAGGAGAAAACTTTCCGGATTCGGAAAATGGACGCTCTGGAAGGAAGCATTCTTCTGAAGTTTGTGATTCAGAAGGTTGTTCCCCTGCTCCAGAACGTTGAGGACATTTTTAAGGAATCTGACGACGTGGACGTGAGCGAGGAGGGTGCGGCCGAGAAAGTTGCCATGCAGAGAACCAACGACCTGCTCCAGTTCCTTCCCATTGCTCTGGAAAAGATCAGCAATGAAGAACTGGTCGATTTCGAGAAACGCTGTCTA